ATTTTGTCTATCTGCTATTTTGGCCTCTTCAAGTTTTATTTCCGTGATGACTTCTTTGATCTTTTTATCGATCTCCACCATATTGAGAGTATATTTGCCAAACTGCTCATACTCCAGATGCCACCTCAACTCCAAGGACCGTTTTTGTTTGTACAGGTCTTGTACCATCAACAACCTCCTCATAGGTTATTCGTTTTACCCTGGGATCCATCATTTCTCCAAGATATTCCCATTTTACACCTTTTTGTCCCAGCTTGTCAACTATTGAATTTTCAATAGATTCTACATTATCTTCAGCCAAAACTTCAAATTCTGTACCATATTGATAAGCGTTGATTTTTACTAGGAATTTTCTCATTTCTCCACCTTATTTTAAGATTGAGGCGGAACTGTGTCCCGCCTCAAAATTTTATTGATTAGATGTCTGATCCGAAGATACCTCTAGGGTCAGAGAATCCGAAAACGTATCTCTCTCTAGCTTTGTATCTTACATTACCAGTATCGAAGTCACCTTCCATTGAAGTTTTCAATGGAGCTCTCATAAAGTGCTTCAAGCCATTAGGTACATCAGTTTTAACGAACCATTTCGCTGTGTCAGTTAAGTAGTGATTAACTACATAACCTTCAGGAATCGCGCCCATGTTATTGATCGCGTTGATGTCGTTATCTGCTGTTCCAGTTCTGCCTTTAGACTTCATAAGTCTCTCAGCCGTAAATTGTAGCGCAGAAGGGATGATTAATTTCATTCCTCTAGCTGCAACTTTAAGACCTCTTTCATCAGTGAACGCAGCAATGTCGATTAATGCTTGCTCTAAAGATGTTTCATTCAAGTCAGCAGCAGTGCTTAACTCGTTTGAAAAAGTCCCTGCTAAAGTTGGGTGGTCAGTAGCACAAAGCTCCTTACCATCTCCTCCAGCATAGCTTGAGTTGAACGCGTTATTTAAAACAGCCGCGCCTTTAACTTGTTTAGTGTTTGCCATAGATCTAGCCAAAGCTTTTGTGTATCTGCTAGCAAGTCTATCATACAAGTTGTCTTCGATCGCTTCTTCAGTGATCGCAAACGCAAGTGCGATTGTTTCGTTTGTATAACGTGCAGTGAAAGTCTCTTGCGCACTGTCGAAAGATACGCCTTGACCTTCAGGTTTAACGGTTGCATTAGCGAAACCAGATAACATTACTTCTTCTTCAAAAGCTCTGTCACTGTTTTCTGTTTCGAAAATTTCAGCCGCTTCGTTTACATATTGTTTATACTCAAGTCCAAATAGTGCATTTAGACCTGGCTCTAGTTCTTTAACTAGTTGTGCTCTTGATATTGCCATAGTTTATACTCCTATCCTTCCTTAGTATTTAACTGAACCAATTGATCCTGGTGCAAATCTAACTATAAGATTTGAATTCAGAACCGAATTGTCGTTGTTTAAAGGGTCGTTAGCAACTCTTACAATCATAAATGCTGCTTGGCCTGCGCCAGCTGCTGCTGAAGAGCCAATATCAAGTTTAGATTGAGATTGTCCTTCATGAGTTGTGCCTGCTGTTGCACCATCTTCAACATTGTAAGTTAAATCAGGAACCATAATTGAAACAGCCGCTGCTGCGTCTGCTTTAACTACGTATTCTTGATTTGGATTGTCATTAACGAAACCTATACCATCTGATGAACCAGTATTGTAGTCAGTACCGAATGTTTGTCCCGACGCAACTGAATTTGCCCAAGTTGGTTTGCTTGTAGTACCATCTATATAGAAAGCACCATTAAACACTCCAGTCATTGGTAAAATGTTAGCTGCATTGTTCGCCCATTGATAACCGCCTGTTATACCGTCGTCCATAGTGGCATTAGCTGCATCCTGTAAGTATCCAGTATCGCCCGCACCTTGTTTAGAACAAGGATTGTTTTGAAAGATACCTTTTCCAGGAGCTGATTTGATTGGGTACTCAGATAGACCTTGAGTAGCTGGTGTGCTACCTAAAGTATAAACTGATCTAAACCCAAATCCACCTGTTTCATTTGCCATAGTTGGTCTCCTTTAGTGTGACCTGTCCCGAAGGACCTCCAGTCACGGTTGATATAAATCGCTGGGTAGGAATTACTAAATAATTTTAGTTTTTCTTTGTTCCACCGAAGGTTACACGAGTCTGTCGATCTTGATTGATCGGCATACTTGGGTGTTGTTCCTTCATAAGATCGTTGTTTATAGCTTCTTCTTTGGCTTCGTTCTGTTTATTAAAATAAGCTTCACGAGCCTTCGCGATCTCCTCCGGTATCCTTGCCAACACAAGGCCTCCGACTCCGATCATTCCTGCGTATTTGCCTTCATTCAACGTTGGATAATTTGAATCTGGATATTCGTCTGCTCTTACGAGCTCCCATCCAGACCTCTGCATAGCCGCCATGTTTTTTGAATCATCAAAACCCATTGACTCTGCTCTTATCCATCTGTGTCGAAATCCATCCGGCGCAGGTGGTGCATCGAGAGATGAGGGTGGAGTCCAAACAACTTTTTTAGCCGTCTTGGCTCTTGTCTGACTCGCACGTGAAGTTTTTACCTTTTCATTTTCCATATGCTTATACTCCTTCCGTGATTTTTAATTGTTTCGCATATTCTTCTAGTGGCACATTTAATCTTTTAGCAATTGCTACCTGTGAAGATGTGAGCTTAACAGTTTTTCTGCGTCCTGGGTTAGCTGGACGTTTCGCTGACGCTACAGTTTGGGCAGGTTTTGCCTTTTCTGTAGAACTGTCGTCTATCTTACCAAATTTGTGCGGAAATTCAACCCTTATTCTTTTGTCGACTTCTGCATAATATTCGTCAGATTTAGGATCATAACCTTCCTCTTCTACGAGCTTTTTATGTATATCAAAAGCCGTATAAGTCATTGGAGAATCGGCACCAAACCAAGTATTCTTGGCTGCCCATTCTTCCGCTTTAGGATCAGAAGCAACATTAGGTCTTGTTTGTTGAGGCGTAATATTGACTTCCTTTTTAGGTTTTGCTTCATTTGCAACTTTTAATGCATTTAATCTTGCTGCATCCATAGTTAAGTTTGCAATCTGTTCCTGCGCTGCAATTTGACCTTCGACGTCTTGAGATTCGATAGCAGTTTTTAAAGCTTGTTTAGCTGCAGTCATACTATTCTTGACTCTGCCTTCAAATTCAGAAACGTAAGATTTATCCAATTTAGAAAATCTATTTTCTAAATCTTCTTTTTCTTTCTTTGCCGCTTGTGCGTAAGCAACAGCTTCTTCTCTTTGACGCTCTGCTTCTCGCATTTTTCGAGTTAGTTTAGAAATACGTTTTTGAACGCCTTTACTATATTCTTCTAACTCTTCTTTATTCTCTTCTTTTACTTCACCACCTTCTTTTTTTTCTTCAGGTTTTGCAGTTTGTTCAACTTGTTCAACCTCTATCTTCTCTTCCTTGGGTGCTTCCACTTTTTCTGGTTCACCTTTTTCATCTAAATTAATTTCAGCCGGCTGTTGATCAGCTTCACCTACATCAATCAGATCTTTTTTTTCTTCTTCTGGCATAGTTCCTTTCCTATGTTAAATATGATGTAGAATTGCTTCAGGATCTTTTATAGTTCCTAGCACTTCATCATCGTTTAGTAATCGCACTTCTCCACCGTCTATTGGTAATCTTGAACCAGCATATCTGGCAAAGATAACCCAATCTCCTTTTTTGCACCATGGACCCGTTTCAAATTTTTCTTTGTCTCCATAACATAATGGTCCCATCTTTAGTACATAACCACAATTAGTAGCTATTCTTAATTTGTCTAAAGTTTCTTGTGCAATTAAAATTCCTCCTTTAGTTTTATCTTTTGGAGTAAAAGGTAAAACTAATAGTCGCCATCCTGATGGATTAGGTAATTGGTCAACTGTTTCAGTCCCAATATTTTCTGGACTTAATGGATCTTTTTCTTGTGATTTTTCTTCTTTGTATTTCTCTGCCAAAGCCGGTTTATGCTTTGGTATTTCCTTTGATGTCGATAACGTTTCCGTCTGTTTCATTTTGCTCCTTCTTTTTTAGCAGGTTAGAGATTTCCTGTAATGTTAATTGTATGGCATGTGCCTGTCCCAATAGATACTTATATTTTTCCATATTGTCAACCCCTGCTCCACTTATTAAAGAGTCGCCAATAGTTTGTAAGTTTTCTTTGAGTCTTCTCTGTACTTTACTTATTAAAAGTATTTCATCCATTTAAATTAATCGAACGTTTTTATGTATGCCTTCGTCCAATCCTCTTACTACACCGCCTTTTTTAAATCCTACTATTCCACCTTGTTTTAAAGGTGCATCCATTCCACCACCTGTTAATTTTTGAAAATATTCAGAAACAAAATTAATTCCATCATCTAAAGCTGAATTTAATTCAGTAACTTCTTCAACAACTAAATCTTTTTTATTTTTAAGAGTAACACCTACATCAGCAAGTTTTTGCTGAAGTATTTGAAATGCTTCGTCGCTTCCTCTTTTAGCTTCTGCAAGTACACTACCTAATTCTTTATAAGCTGAACCTGTACCAGGTCCTCCACCAATACTTCTAAAAAGTTTGGCAATACCCTGTCTAATTAAAGGGTTCATTATCTTTTAGCTATTCCGCCGCCTCTTTTGGCTTTACCCATAGACTTAACGTGGCCGCCGTGTTTGTAAGCTATGCCTTTTCCTCTTTTAGCAATTCCACCACCTTTAGCTTTAAGCTCACCAACTATTCTTCTTTTTTCGTCACGAAGATTTCTTGCACCTTTAGCTGTGTGTGCTTTTTCAGCATCAACTCTGCCAAGTTCTTCAAGTCTATTCATTCTGCTTGTGTTTGCCATAATTTATCCTTTTCTTTTTTTAGCCATTTTTTTAAAAGTTTTAGCTAAGTTATATCTTTTGGATCCTGGAGGACAAGACTTGCTACCGAATTTTTTTCCAGTACAAGGTTTATCCTTACGCATATTCTTGGTAGCTTTTTGGATCCATCTACCATCTTTTGCTCCCACACGTCCACCAGCTGCATATCTTTCCACTTTTGTTTTCATTGGATGTGCTGCAGTGGAATCAAAATATTGTGGTGTCATTATCTATTTATTTTACCAGATTTTTTTGCTGCACTTCCCCATCTTCCATAAGACTCATCTCTACTAGCTTTTAACTGCTCTGCAGTTCTAGGTTTTCTGATTCTCATAGCGATAGATTCATCTTTACGATCTTTGTAACCTTGTTTCTTCATAGAAGAATCACCTTCCCCATAAGGGAATCTTACATTTGATCTTACTCCGTTTTGTCTCATATTACTCCTTAAAT